CAAAGGAACACTTTGGTATAACGGAGTTCCTTTAACTATTGACGGAGTTAAATTATTTCATGCACCAGGTATGCCTGCAAATAAAGCAGTAGCAGCTCAATCTTCTAATTTATATTTTGGAACTGGATTACTTTCAGATTTAAATGAAATTAGAATTATTGACATGCAAGACATTGATGGATCACAAAATGTAAGATTTATCATGCGTTGGAAGGCAGGTATTGAGTACGGAATTGGTTCTGAAGTAGTATTATACGCTTAATAGTAAGTAAATAAAGTTTAACCTTTAAAAAAAAAAATATGGCATGTAATTTAAGTGCAGGTAGAGCAGTCCCTTGTAAAGATGTAGTAGGGGGAATACAAAAGGTTTTCTTTGTTGACTTTGGTGGACTGGGAACAATAACATACACAGCAGATGAAATAACTGACGCAAGTGGAACGTTTTCAGCATACGAGTACGACTTAAAAGGAGGAAGTTCTTTGGAGCAGACAATAACAAGCTCAAGAGAAACTGGAACGACTTTCTTTGAACAAGTTCTTACTTTAAATCTTACTAAATTAAGTAAAGAGGACAATGTACAAATAAAGCTATTGGCTTACGGAAGACCACAGGTAGCAGTTGTAGACAACAACGGAAATGGATTTTTGATGGGCGTGGAGTTTGGTGCTGAGGTAACTGGAGGAACAGTTGCTACAGGAACAGCTATGGGAGATTTAAGTGGTTATACACTAACTCTTACAGCTCAAGAAAAACTTCCTGCGAATTTTATTTCAGGTGCAACTTTGGCAAATCCTTTTGCAGGGTTAACCAATGCAACTGAAACAATTGTAGTAGGTACTAATAGCTAAAAAACGATAGGTTTCTTTTCATTAAGTTTTGTTTAGGTTAGAAAGGGGTACTTTAACAAGTTGCCCCTTTTTATTTAAAAATTAAAATATGATAATACTACAAGACACAAATAATGCTCAGACTATAAAAGTTATTCCACGAGAATATACTGCGACCACTACATATACTGTGAATATTACTAGCGATTCGCAAAATAAGTTGGTATACACAACTTCCCAAACTGGTCAATTTGTTCAAAACAAATACTTTGTTGAAATTACCTCTAATTTTGCAAATTTAAAGCAGGATAATTTTTACACTTTAAGAATTACAAGTCCCTCTTCCAATGATGTTTTCAGGGGGCGTATATTTTGCACTAACCAAACAATAAGCGATTATAGTGTTAACTCATCTCAGTACACTACAACCACTTCAACTAATGAATTTAAATTTTATGAAGCATAAAAGCAATATCCATATTCTTGAGCTTAATGCTTACACAGCACCAAGAGTATTTGAAGAAAGAAATGACGATTTTGTTTCAATTGGAGACGATAACAATTATTATCAATATATAATAGATAGATACATTGGTTCGACAACTAACCATGCTATTTTAAATGGTGTCACTAATTTTGTTTATGGGCATGGGCTAGATGCTACCGATTCTAGTGAAAAGCCTGAACAATACGCACAAATGATGTCTCTACTTAAAAAGAAAGACCTGTTTAGAGTAGTGCAGGACTTTATAATTTTAGGAGAAGGAGCATTTCAAGTGACTTATAATAAGCAGAGAAAAATTGAAAAGCTAACTTATTTCCCAAGACAGACTTTAAGAGCTGAAAAATGTAATGAAAAGGGAGAAATAGACGCTTATTATTATCATAGAGACTGGAAAGAGTATAATAGAAACGATAAATTAAAGAGAATACCAGTATTTGGTACTAGTAAAGAGCAAAATGAACTTTTTATAGTAAAAAAATATGTAGTAGGATTTCACTATTATAGTCTTCCGAGTTACTCTGCTTCTATGCCATACGCTTTACTAGAAGAAGAAATTTCAGCGTACTTAATAAATGAAACACAAAATGGCTTTTCAGGTACAAAAGTGGTCAATTTTAACAATGGTATCCCAGACAAAGAAAAACAAATACAGATAAAAAATGATATTTTAGGCAAATTGACAGGTTCATTAGGAGACAAAGTCATAGTAGCTTTTAATGCAAACCAAGAATCCTCAACAACTGTTGAAGACATATCGCTAAATAACGCACCAGAGCATTATGCTTACCTAGCTGAAGAATGTGTAAAAAAATTAATGGTAGGACATAGAATAACCTCGCCACTTTTACTAGGAATAAGAGAATCTGGGGGTGGTCTTGGGAATAATGCTGATGAAATACAAACTGCAACCGATTTATTCTTAAATATTGTTATTAAGCCTGCTCAGGACATTATTATAGACGCTTTAGACGATCTTTTAGCAACTAATGACATAGCTCTTAATCTTTACTTTAAAACGCTTAAGCCATTAGATTTTATGGATGAGGATACTGATCTGACAGACGATCAAATTGAGGAAGAGACAGGAATCAAACAAGAAGACATAAATGAAGAAAAAGTTGAAGTTGATTTAAAGAAAATTGATGGAAAGCTAGTATTTGAAACACCTGAAGAAGCAGAAGAGCAAGCTGAAAAGCTAGGTTGTAGGGGTTCGCATACTCATAAAGACGAAGACGGAAAAACTTGGTATATGCCATGTGAATCACATGATGACTACCCACAGTCTATGAGTTTAACTAAAGAGGATTTAAATGAAGAGGAAACTAAAAACATCTTAGGTATTCTAGCAGAAGCAGGTGAGAAAATGAGTGATAATTATGTTTTTGTAGATGAAATTGACAACGATGAAGATATTGACAATGAGGACTGGGCAAACTACCTTATAAATGAGAAAAAAAGTACTCTTTCTAAAATCAAAGGACTGCTAGGTCTCGCTGATGAAATAGATTCTAAAAAGAAAGGTAGTTCATATAGTGACTTAGATTCTAAAAATGGATTATATAAAATAAGATACACTTATGCAATAGGCTCAAACAAGCCAAGTAAAACACAAAGAGACTTTTGTGCAAATATGATGGACATGGCTAGAGCAGGTATTGTATGGACTTTAGAAGATATTGACAGAGCAAGCAGAGAGGGTGTAAACAGAGAGTTAGGTCATAAAGGTAGAGCTTACGATTTATTTAAATTTAAAGGAGGTATTTATTGCAGACATAAATGGAGAAAAGTTTTATACAGATTAGAAAGCAATACTGAGCCATCTGAAAATCTTTCTAATTATAAAAAAACTAGAACTATTCCTAAAACATATAACAGAAATCCTAGAGGCTCAAAACAGGCAGCAACAGCTCCTGAAAATATGCCTAATAGAGGAGCATATCCAAAATAAAATTTAAACTATGGCACAGGTATTATTTATAAATAGAGACGATTTAGTAAGATTTACTTCAGCTAATGGAAATATTGATACAGATAAATTCATTCAATATATTTTTATTGCACAGGAAATTCAAATACAAAGATTTTTAGGAACTGAATTATATAATCAACTTGAAACTAAAATTGCTAATAACAATTTAGCAGGACATTATTTAACCTTAGTACAAGATTATATTAAACAACCTCTTTGTCATTGGGCTATGGTTGAATTTCTTCCTTATGGTGCATATTCAATTTCTAACAATGGTATATATAAACACACCTCTGAAAATGCTGTGAATGCTGACAAAAACGAAGTAGATTTTTTAATTGAAAAAGAAAGGACTACAGCTCAATACTTTTCAAACAGGTTAATTGATTATTTACAGGATAATTCGCCTGCTCAATTTCCTGAATACTATGCAAATAGTTTTCCTGATATATATCCAGATGACACAGCAAATTTTGGAGGATGGCAGTTAAGTTAAAAACAAAAAAAGAGCAAGAAAAAAACGAAATTTTGCTTAAAAAATATTTAGAAAATAAAGTAGAACAAATTAAAAATAAAACACATTGGCGACATTTACAGGACAATTAATTTCAGCTACTTACGATGCTATTCTAAAAACTATTGACAACGATGCTATAGGAGGGACAGCGAAACAACTTACAGACGGACTTGGAAATGTAACTCCTTTATATGTTTCAACAACTCAAATAGGAATAGGCATAACACCGACAGAAGCTCTTCACATTTCCGGAAATGCATTAATAACAGGTTATGCTACAATTTCTGGTGATTTAGCATGGGGAACTCTTACAGATACAGGACAAAGCATTTCAATTACAAAATTTGTCGATCAAGCAGACGGAATTGCTAACAATGACAATGACACTACAATTCCAACTTCAGCTGCTGTCAAAGACCTTATAGATTCAAGTATAACTGCACAAGATTTAGATTTTAGTGGTGATGGAGGGACAACTGGTGCAGTTGATTTAGATTCACAGAGCTTAGCAGTTGTAGGAACTACAAATGAAATTGAAACAAGTGCCTCAAATCAATCTTTAACAATAGGCTTGCCAAGTAATGTTACAATTGGAAATGATTTGACTATTACTAATAACATAACAACAACTGGCAATGCTCAATTTGACGGAACTATTGACCAAATTAAAAATTCAACTACAGTAACTAAGTTTACTGGTGTAACTGGAAGTGGTTTTAATGCTAGTAAATTACAATTTTATAAAAATACTGATTTAAAAATAGAACTTGACGGAGAAACTGGAAATGGTATATTTGCCGGTAAGGTAAGCTCTTCATCTACAGTTTCAGGTGATAGTAGTTTAACATTAACTACAAAAGATTATGTTGATGCTTCCGTAGCTTTACACGATACTTTACAGGAGGTTTTAGCAGTTGGAAATACAACTGGAGGAACAGACATAGCTATAACAGCAGGTGACAAAATTACAAATTTCACATCTACAGGAATTGATGACAATGCCACTTCTAATGTATTGACAATAGCTGATGCTAGTTCAACTTTTACAGGAAAATTAGGTGTAGGTTCAGCACCAGTAGAACAATTAACTGTATCTGGTGCAATAATGAGCACAGGAGGAATAACAGGACACGGAGCAAACAGAACTACAATATCTCAAGAAGG